TAATGTTTGGACACTGTTTCCCAAAATAATAAAAACATTAATACTTCTGTAGGAGCTATAGCACCTTCTTTTTTTAATTTAGCTTGTATTTTATTTCCTTTAGAAATAAATTTTTCTAATTGAGTGTACCAATCTTTTTGAAACTCAAAAAACTTTTTTTCTTTTTCGTCCATTACACCATCCAAAGCCATAAAAATACTCCTACAAATATAAGGGTTAGTTTTGGAAATAGAATAAAAATTAATAATACTAAACTATTAATATCTTTTTTCATTTGTTCACCTGGTATCATTAGTTCACCTTTCTGTTTTTAAGTTCATCTTCTACTAATTGTCTTGCTACTTCTTCAGGAAATGGAAAGTGTTGATAGGTTCCATTAAACATATCTATGCTAATTGTTTTAATACGATTAATGGTATCAGTTAGTTCAACACTATCTTTAGTTAAAGGATGTCCGTTTGCATCTTTGTCATACATTCTACTTAGAATGTCGTTAACCTTTTCTACAATCGAAATCCAAATTTTGCTTTTTGTTGTCATCTTATCTAGATATAAAGTATCTATTCCAAATGTCAAGTGGTATAATTTTATTTATGAAAAGTTTTATTTTATTTGTAACCTTATGTTTCAGTGATCCTTCTACTATTACGGGAATCAATTGTTTAAATGCTTGGGAAGGCAGCTTAGAAGCTTACTCAGAAGAAGAATGTAATGCAAAAGGAGCTGAATTAGGCTACATTATTGAACAAGATTTAATTAAACAAAACATACCTATTATAAGTTTATCTGTGTATTGTATTCCTAAAAAAGGAAGTGTTTCAGTTGACAATAAGTCAATCTATGCTATTGACAATAATATTGCAAAATCATAAAAAATTAACTATAATATCTTATGAAGTTATATCGTTTACAAGCTAGATATAAAGGCTTTTATCTTAGCGGATTTGTAAATGCTAATACTGATGAAGAAGCCCAGGATAACTTTGCAAAAGCCATAACAAGGGGTGAGGTAAAACCTGTGTATGAAGGATTTTATACTCACAACTTATTAACCTATGAGGAGGTTAATGATGCCACTAAACCTAACGGAGTTGTTGGCTAAAAAAATAGACCTTGAGACTAGATGGAACAAAATGTTCCTTGAGTCTGGAATGGTAACAACAGAAATGTCTGTTCTTGCACATCAACATAGAGATGTAATGAAAGAAATGACTTTAAAATCTGCTGATTACAATCCACACAACTACGAAAATCATTTATTCGCTAGTTAGTTAAGGTTCTAATAAAGTACGGCACTTTTCTATAAGTGCTTTTAACTTTCGGTCTTCAAAAATAAAGCCGAAGTCTCGGGGTTGTTCGCCTTTTTTATCAATTTCCCATACTAAAATATTTAATCTAGATAAAAACTTAACTTCATCATCATTTTTTGCTTCATAACAAATAATACCATCGTAATCATTTTTCTTTGCATATTTAACTCTGTGATTACCATTTCTACATATCCAGTTCCCTTGTTCGTTTTTCTCCATAACTGGTGGATTTAACATTCCCTTTTCTTTTATGTCCTGTTTTATCATTTGATAAAAATCATTATGAGTTCCATAAACATTTTCTATTTTTGCGGTAGGTACAGTTACAATTCTTTTTGCAATCAACATGTACTTCGGCCACAATATTTTATTCATTGGTAACATTAGGTCGCTTCTCCCCAATTATCTCCTATGGCTACATCTACCTTGGACGGCACCATAATATCAATATCATTATTTTGTTCCATGAATTTTTTTATTTCCGCCTCATCTTCTTCTGTCTCTACATTAAAACAAAGCTCATCATGTATTTGTAACATAGGGGTGTGGCCTAATCTATCACATTTAACCATCGCTGCTTTCACTTGGTCTGCAGCAGATCCTTGAATTAACCTATTCAAAGCTTTATAAGTCATTGCTCTTTTAGCAGAATTTAAACTACCATATTCTGCAACATATTCTTTCTCTGTCATTGCTTTATGTAATCCATAAGCTCGTGGCTCCCACTTATCAAACCTACATCTTCTACCCATTATTGTTTTAATAGATCCAGTTTTTTCTGCTTGTTGCATTACTCTGTTAGCTAATTCTCTTACAAAAGGTACTTTCATATCATACTCTTTTAATAAGGCTTTAGCTTCTTCAAAAGTAATTCCTAATTGTTTAGATAATTTATTAGAACCCATTCCATAGAATATACCTAAATTAATTGTCTTAGCTTGAGACCTAGGTATTCCAGCCATCTGTGCTACTGTTTGATGAAAGTCTGCGTCATCATCATTGTATGCTTTTATTAAAGTCTCTGAACCTGTAAGACCTCCTAATGCTTTATCTGTGGTCGCTGCATAGTGAACTACAAGCCTTGGTTCTTGTTGTGAGTAGTCAAAAGACCCCCACTTGCATCCTTCTTCTGGTAAGAACAACCCTCTAATAAGTTTACCATATTCTTTATTCCTTGCGGGGACTTGTTGTAAGTTAGGATTAGACATAGACAATCTACCAGAAACAGTTCCGCCATTATCCCCCCTTAACTGATTAATTTCTGCATGAATACGTCCGTTATGTTCGTATCTTAAAATACTATCTATAAAAGTAGAATGTAATTTATTAATTTCTCTAGCATCTTTAATCCACTTTGCTAAATCATGATTACAGTTCTCTAGCCAATTAGTGGTAAAAGAAGGATCTTGGGACTTTGCAGTTCTTTCATATTTAATTCCTTGTTGATCAAAAGCTTTAGCTACACTTCTAGCAGCCCATATTTCTACATCAATATTAGTTAAATCCTTGATTTTATTAAGTAATTTATTCTCTTTATCTATTAAAGTTTTCTTTAAATCTTCAGCTTTAGATAAATCTACTCGAATACCCGTCTCTCTCATTCTTATTAAAATAGGAAGAAGTTCCATTTCAAGTTGCCAAACTTTTAATAAATTTTCTTTTACTAAAGTAGGTTTAAAATAATTCCAAAGCTTTAAAGTTAATGCTGCATCTTGTTCTGCATAAAATCCAACTGCCATTGATGGCATTTTCCATATGTCAGCTTTAGCATCTAATCCTCGTGTAGCAGCCTCTTCTCTTAATTCATCTTCTGCTTTCACTTCCCCCAAGTAGTCAAATCCTAAAGAGTTTAAAGAATAACTATATCTATTTTCATCAATCAATGCAGCAGCAATCATGGTATCGATAACTCTACCTCTAACTTCCCAACCTTGAGCTCTAATCCAACCTAAATCGTATTGAGCGTTATGAAATATTTTATCTGCATCTGTTTTTAATACTTCTTGAAACCAGTTAATTACTTTTGATCTAGGTAAATTACCACCTCCTTGATGGTTAATTGGGTAATATCCTTTAAAAGAACCTGCAGCAACAGCGATTCCTACTATTTCTCCATCTTTTCTAGCCCAGCCCGTACCAAGCTTTTTCATGTTTTCGTCTCTTGTTTCTAAATCTATTGCTATTTCTTTTTCCTCTGATAAATCAGGAAACTCTTGCGGTGCAACCCATTCAGTATTTTTCATAGTAATATTTATTTGGTAGGACATGTTAATTCCCTATCTTTTAACTCTTTTATCTCTAATTCGCAATAGTGAATTATTTTTTCTAAATCCTGTATTCCATTTTTATTTAAGTACCTACAAACGTACTTCACAACGTTCCCTTGAAAAAAACTTAGCTTGTTTTTAGAAATAAATTCATAAGGCTGAATGGTAAAATTTTTATAATGATTCCCGCCTATCTGCCTATCTTGTGGAAATGCTTTATCAAATTGATCTTTTGCTGTCATGTTATACTCTATACCTTCCATATCCCATAGCCGTTAGTGGCATGTAATGACCATGAGGTTTATTAAGTTGAATTATCTCAACTCCTTTTTTTGCTCTCGTAACTGCCACATACCAAACTCTAAGTTCAGCATCTCGTTCTCTACTTGTTTTATCCTGTAGTGTACAAATTTGAGGACATTTCTCATATATCACTACGTGATCCGCTTCTTTTCCTTTTACCTGATGTATTTTATCTATTGTTATTTTTGGTGTATCTTCAGGATTTATATGTTTTTCTGTTAATCTTTCTATGTAAGTCTTGTTTGCTACGTCAATATCTAGAGCCGTTGTCCATGATCCCTTCTCCTCTGCTAATCCACATTTAGCATTTAAATACATATAATTAAATGTTTGTTTAG